ACCCATAGCATTAGCGCCTTGACCAAGCAATCCCGCTCCAAATGTGACCTGTTGTTGACCCGCCTGTTGAGCCTGAGCCGCCAATTGAGCCTCTTGCATTGCACGAGCGTTATACAAAGCCTGTAATTCAGGTGTTGTAGCGCCATATGAGCCGCCTTGAGCCACAGAGAGACCTGCACGACCTTGTTGTTGCAGTTTGTTCTGCAGATTAGCCAATTCCAACTCACGACCAGGTTGTAACAAAGCCATCTGTTGATTCAGATAGTTCTGAGCCACTTCCTGTGGAGACTGAGCCAAGTACTGATTGCCAAGGCTAAACAAACTCTGAGCGCCTGTCTGCAATGGAGCAAACTGTTGTTGTGCTTGTTCAGCTTGAGTGATACCCTGTCCTGCCAAAGCAACAAATCGGTCTTGAGCCGCTTTAGCTTCAGGACTTAATGTATAGCCTGCGCTAGTAATTTGACCTGTTGTAGGATCAACTTGGAACTGTGAAGTACCAAATCGAGTAGTCATTCCAACAGGACGGAATTGAGCCGCAGTCTTAGCGGCAGCAGTCTCAGCATCAATTCGTGCTTGAGCCGCCTGAGCCGCTTCTTTAGATTGTTGCATCTGAAGCAAGCTACCAGCAGTACCCAATCCGCCTGTCAAAAGATTACTTAGATTTGTTGGTGTAAGAGTGTTGCTTAAAGCACCAGTAACAGCAGGAATAGCCGCTTTTACAATAGGACTCAAGGTAGATGTGATAGCAGGTGTCAATGCACCAGTAGCCGCAGTCAAAGCACCTGTAGCAGTTGGTGTCAATGCACCAGTTACTGCAGGAATAGTAGCAGCAGTAGTTACTGGAACACCTGCGCTTGTAAGCAATCCTGCTCCACCTGCGCTACCTGCCGCCCCTGCTGTGCCATACAAAGCCGCAGTCTCAGCAGCAGTCAAAGCGCCAGTACCTGCAGGAATCCCACTTAGACCTGCTAAGTCAGAGCCTACAGCAGTAGTACACCCCCCAATAGGTTTTCTAATCCACCACCAAGACCGCCAAACAAAGCCGCAGAACCCAAGATAAATGGTGTCAGAGAGTTGCTAACCTCTTGTTGTGTTCCAGTACGAGCAACTTCACCAGTGGGTGTGTATTGGGTATACCCACCACCTACTTTATTTTCATCAACTTTGTAGCTCAGAACATTCTCAATACCACCGATCTGCTGATTTTCACCAGAGCCAGTTACCTGATATTGAGGTTGAACAATGGTGTCACCAAGAGTTACTGATTGACCAGGAGGTACTGTAGCCGCAACACGAGCAGTTACCTCACCCTCTGGTAAACCAACAGCTTGAGCCATTTGAGCAGGAGAAACACCATATTGCTCCATAGCCGCGACTATCTGAGCATCGCTCATGCCTGGATTAGCAAGCAAGAAATCTATAATTTGTTGACTGGTCACGGCCATGATTGTTTACTCCGAAGTAGGAACTTGCGCTTCAGCCTGTTCTTTAATTTTAACGATTAAAGGCCAGCATCCGCTAGATGATGGAAGGTTTCCCAAAGCCTGCAAGATAAAGTTAATTTCGTTTACGTCTAATTCTAAGTTCATGCTTGTCCCCATGGAGTTCCTTGTGCTGTTACAGGATTCTTCTGCAAAGCAATATTAGCTGCCAGAGCATCTTCTGTGGCTTGTTTATCAACTGATTCCCATACCCAGTTCAATACTTCTGCTTCAGTAACGGAGGCATAGGGAATAGTGGGTGTTCCTGCTTGCCAAGATGCTGTGGAATAGATAGAGGCTGTGTAGTCTCCATCTACTGCTGTTGCAGTCCAGTGGCCTGTGGTAATAAAACCATCTGAGGTCAGATAGTCAGTCTGTGTGATTTTCCATGTGATAGCGATAGTCATAATTTACCTTTCAGTTTATGGGTGTGATGCTTTGTAGGCATCGAATTCTGCTTTGAGTTCTTGAATAGCCTTCATCAGCGCATATTGCAAATCTGTTTGGTAGATTGACAAACGCATCTTGGGTTCTTCAGCAGTACCCCAATTGCTTTCGCTGACCAACTCAGGTGCAACTGCTTGAACATCTTGAGCAACAACACCTAATGTCAGGCCAGCATCTTCTTCAAGATTTTGGTCAATGTAATTAAATGTCTGAACAGGAATAGCGCAGATTTTGGCAAGGTAATCGCCAGCAGGTGCAAAGTTGTTTTTTCTCTGCGGTCAGACAGGTTGACGTTATTTGCGCTGTAGTTAACAACCCCTCCGTTTGAACGAACTTGAAAACGAAGACCTCCTGTGTCCTCAAATCTATAACATTCGTTGCTAGTCCCATTAGGAGCAGCCCCTGAATAATTTACCATTGGCCCATAAGGGGAGGCATTAGAGTTAATAAACCTAGCGTTATATGAACCAGTATTTGCCGTTACGTTCAAACGCTCTGACCCAACAACAGCCGTAGTCCCCACTAGCAAGTTACCGCCAGAGTCTATTCTGAGTCTTTCAGTTCCACCCCCAGAGCCGTCTTGTCCAATAGTAAAAGCACCACCAGCAATAGCATTAAGCGTTACATTGTGAGAGCCTGTGCGCGTAATTCCAATTGTTGAATTAGTTGAGGATGCAACTTCAAGTCTTTGGCTAGGACTTGTAGTCCCCACACCCAAATTCCCACTTGCATCCAGAGTCATCGCCTGAGTAAAGGTGATAGCGTTTCCTGCTGTGCCAGAGGATGCCACATGCCAAGCATGAGTATTTCCAGAAATGTAGTACATACCGCTAGATGCGGAATTAATGTATTTCCAATTCGTTCCGTTGTTGTAGGCGTTACCCGATAAATAAATTGTGTTGCTTGTACTAGATACTCCAGCACCTGAACCAATATCAAAACCTTTCCAACCACTTCCCCAAGCACTCGGTGTAGTTCCAAGGGCTAGATTGCCTGCGCCATTGAGTGTCATCACAGTCTGAACTGTTCCACCAGAGTCCATGGCACGGAACAAAATCTGGTTGTTTCCGTATGTGGTAGAGCCTTGGTTAAAGCGGATGCCTCCCAAGTCGGAATAAGAACCCTTGTGTGTGATGTCGATATAGTGCGATTCGCCCGTACCGCTATCCAGAGTAACAGCCCCGTTTGCGCTAGTAACTTGGAGTTTGCTTGCAGGCGAACTCGTCCCAATACCCAGACCTGTCGAGGTTAGGCGCATTTGTTCTGTGCCTGTAGTGTTCCAAATATGAGCAGTAGAACTAATTGAATTGGTTAAATATCCACCAGATGTAAAACCTATGGGGTAGGACTGCAAAGTTCCGTAATAAGAATACCCTGTTGGGATTCCTTGTGCTGTAGTTGAACCAGAATCATTAAAACCCATGACAGTATTTGCTTTGCCTGTCGTTGTGTTTGTAATGTATGCGTCTGTCCCTTGTGCATGAATTCTGCTTAAAAGACCAGAAAAAGTACCTGCACCAGTTGTTGCAAAATTAGTCCCATCAAAAGTAAGCGCAGAGCCACTTGTCAGAACCTTTGAGCCGTTCAGGTAAGTAACTCCGTTGGCTGTGCCTCCAGATAGGGTTACAGAGCCAGAAGCACTAATGTCTGTCAAACCAGAGATAGCACCTGTATCACTCAAGATACCTACTGAGTTCTGTACCAACTTGCCAGTAGTCGTATCAAAACGAACCAAAGCGTTATCAGTTGAAGAAGATGGGCCAACAACATCGCCCGATCCACCGCCACCAGTAGCAGCAATGGTAATTGAACCACCTGCATTGGTGACACTAATACCAGAACCTGCTGTCAAGGTGGCTTTGGTCAGGGTATTACCAGTAGAGTTTCCGATCAACAGTTGACCATCTGTGTAAGAAGTCTGTCCTGTACCACCATTGGCAACAGGCAAAGTACCCGTTACGCCAGTAGACAAAGGCAAACCTGTTAGGTTAGTAGCAGTACCGCTAGAAGGTGTACCTAAAGCGCCACCATTCACGACAGCCGCACCCGCAGAACCCACATTCACAGCTAAAGCAGTAGCAACTCCAGTACCCAAACCAGATACACCCGTACTAATAGGCAAACCAGTCAAATTAGTCGCTGTACCGCTTGATGGAGTACCAAGCACACCACCATTAACCAAAGGAGCGCCAGAAGAGCCTACATTGACCGCTAAAGCCGTTGCAACACCTGTTCCAAGTCCAGACACACCAGTAGCAATTGGAAGCCCTGTAGCGTTCGTTAAAGTGGCACTAGCAGGTGTACCCAAAGTGGGCGTAACCAAAGTAGGTGAGTTGGCAAAAACCAAAGCACCAGAACCAGTTTCATCTGTTACAGCAGAAGCAAGGTTAGCGGATGAAGGTGTACCAAGGAATGTCGCTACACCAGTACCAAGACCTGAAACACCAGTTGAGATCGGAAGACCTGTAAGGTTAGTTGCTGTACCAGAAGATGGAGTTCCCAATGCAGGAGTCACTAAAGTAGGGCTGTTTGACAGAACAACAGAGCCTGTACCAGTAGAAGTTGTTACGCCAGTACCACCATTTGCAACGGGTAGAGTGCCAGTAATGTCGGAAGTCGAAAGACTTACTGCATCCCAAGTAGCATTAGTTCCATCGGTCTGGAGATACTTGTTTGCGTTACCTGTTTGGCTAGGCAAGAGGTTGTTCAAAGCAGCAGTGGCCGTAGAAGCACCTGTACCGCCATCAGCAACCGCTAAATCAGTAATACCAGTAATTGAACCACCAGTAATATTGGCAGAAGCATTGTCTGTCTTGGTTGCTACAGCAGTTGCAATATTGTTGAACTCTGTATCAATCTCAGTACCCTTGACAATCTTTAGAGGATTGCCAGGCGAAAGATTATCTTTTGATGCAAAGTTGGTGGTCTTGGTGTAATTTGACATAATTTACCTCTTAGCCGATTTTGCCATCTTTGGCTTGAATTTCAATCTTTTGTAGAGAAAATGAAACCCCATTGATAGTTGTTTCATACCCAGTCTGGACAATCTTTCCTGCACCAGAAGCATTTGCAGTTAGTGTCTTAATTGGAACACCACTTGTGTACTCGGCAATATTGTATTCAGCAGTGCCATATTCATAACTAGTCTGTGAAGGAATATAGACATTCTCTGCACGATAAGCTCCTGAATAATCAAATCCCCAGTTAATCGTCAAATACTGGTTAGAACCACCAATTACGATAGCAGTAACCGATTTAAGGATTGAAATCTGGTTAGGATTGCCCAAGTCAGCATTGTTTGTGTAATAAGCAAAGCGATAAGTAGATGTGTCATCAAGATAAGTGTCGTACTTACCTATGTAGCCATTCTTTCCAATGTACAAATCACCATTTCTAAGTGATTTCAAGCAAGTTGGGGCAATTGAGTCCCATTTGGTCACACGAGATGAGCCATCTTGCAATGTTTGCTTAGTATCAAAGCAATAAACTTGGAATGTTGCAGGCAAAACAAGCAGATAAAACGCTTCTTTTTCTGAGTAAACAGACTTCAGATTTTCCAATGTTTCGCTTGCTAATGATGAATTCAGGTCAAAACGAACATTCTTAGAAAGGTCACGCAAAGGAGCAGATTTCTCTTGAATAGTCCTCATCAATGAGCGAACACCTGAGTCTGACAAGAAAACAACATCAGAGCCAATGCTTTGGATCGTGTCTCTAGCAATACAACCAATATTTCCAACTGTATCGCTCAATACAATAGATGCAGGAGTAGAAGCGCCAGAATAAACAAGAATCTGTCGTTTACCAAAGATAAACAAGAAATCATTGTGAGCAGCCAAGCCCATGATTTCATCTGCACCATTAGGCCACACACGAGAAATATCTAGAGAACCTGAAGTGCCACCAGACCAAACATGACCAGCAATCAAATCAGAAAAGCTAATGGTTGTTTTGTCAGTAGCAGTATTTGCAACCCATAAACGACCAAAAGCAGATAAACAGATATTTGCTTGTGGAACAGTTGCTACATAACCACTCTTCTCAGAAACTCTACGATAAGTAGTAGTACTTGCTGCAGGGTCGTAAATCAATGGATCGTGACCAGTCTGGAAGAAATATGCAATCCCATTAAGAGTTGCACATTGCCAGTTGTTTGCAGTAATTGTTGGTGCAGTTCCACCACCACCATATGTTAACTCGGTTACTGCATTAGAAGTACCAAGTTTAAATATCTTACTGTTTCCAGCAAATAGTACAGTTAATGTGCCATCAGTCTGAACTAATTCATGGATAACACCGACATCATTAGCACCCAATGCACCAGATGAAGAATTAACTCGTGACCAACCTTTTCTAGCACCAATACGACCATACTGATCTAAGATACAGTTAGTAGCAACCAAAGCAAAGCCAGCACTTAAATCTAAAGGCGAATCTTCAGTATTCAGGCCGTAAAAGCCTGGTGCTGACAAACTGTAACTTTGAAGTTGTGCCGCCATTAGACTGCCTCAAAATTAGATTCTTCAGGATAGCGAGTACTCTCTGTTGCAATTGCATCAGACAACATACCCCTGAACAATGCATAAGCTTCGGAACTAGATGTGCCACCATCTTCACCACGCTCAATCAATGCACGAGCATAGGCACTTTGTGCCACCAAGTAGTCCAAAACCTTCACAGAAGTACCATCAGTACTCAATGCTGCTTGAGGAACAATTACATCAAACAATATTGTGTAGACGCCATCAGGAATCGGGTACAAATCAATCTTTGTGTCGCCACTATCATCTACGCCATTGAAGCAGTATTCAGAAGGAATGCCTTGAACTGGAGTCACAAAGTTCAACTTGCGGTTCATGCTTATGAAAGGAACATCTCCCATCACAACATTGCTAGTTGTGTTCAAAGCGTCCATCACGCGAAACTTTTGACCAACACCAGTCAAAGCATAAGAATGTGTGCCACCAGTAGTAGTGACTGTTACTGTTTGTGAGAGGCAATTCCAAGTGTAGGAGTCCTCAATTTGACGCTTGGCATCATTGACAAACTTGCCAATCAAAGCGGAATATGTTGTTTCTGAAACAGTAGAAACAGTAGTCTCACGCAATCGCACAAGTACATCGTTAACTAATTCTAAGTAGGTCATGATCGTTGTGCCCCATTAATCTCAAATGTGCAAATAAAAGTATAGGAACTTCCAGCTTCAGTATTCACACGAATCTGATCGCCTTCTTCCAACACAATATAAGCACCGCCATCAAACTTCAAGTATTCTTTTGCTGTCAAAGAGTACTCAAACAAAATATCGTAAGAAGCAGTCGTACTTGCGTCATACCATTGAGCCGTGAAGTGCTTGGTAGACCCAGAAGCATTGTGGGCGTACAAGAGATTGAAGAGGGCGTAATATCCCGTTGGCACTGTGTAAACAGTGGTCAGCGTAGCGGCTGTGGGTTCAACTCCAACGGATACTGCTCTCACTTCTTATTCCTCTTAGAGATCGCTTTA